AGACCACTGCGCCAGACGGATACGGGGGCGTTACAACGGTCTACAAGGCCGGTGCACCCATTCAGGCGGCAATTGTCTTTGATTCGTCCTTACAGGCCCGTACAGCGTCCGTACAGGGCGTTAAAGACCTCTATACCATCACTACACGCAAGAATGTTGTATTGCAGTATCACGACGTTATCCGGCGTGAGAGAGATGGAAAAATTCTCCGTATCACTACGGATGGAAAAGACAAAGAGACCCCGAAAGGGGCGGGGCTTGATATGCGAGTGGTAAACGCAGAAGAATTTACCATTACAAACAATGGATAATTACCAGGCATTACAGACATTTTGGAGCGGCTTTGGATTAAATGCGTATGACGAACAGACCGTCTTTACAGAAGGCCAGAGACCGGCATTTCCGCATATAACCTATGAGGCGGCAGGCGGTGGGTATATGAACACAGCCACATTGTCAGCCAGTTTGTGGGATAGAAACACATCATGGGCGTGGATAAAGCAGAAGGCCGAAGAGATCAAGAAATCAATCGGCTACGGTGGTGTAAGAATCAAAACCGATGATGGGATTATCTGGATAAAACTGCCCGAAATGACAACATTCTCGGCTCCGTTTGATTCCGGCGATGACACCATCAAAAGGGTGCGCATGACTGTCGAAGTCGATTTCATGACCACATAAAGGAGTAAACAATGGGAACTTTTACTGTTATTCCCCAGAGCACATTTGAGGAAATGCAGCTTGATGCAGGCGTACTGCTGAAAAGCTTTGACCCTTCAAACGTGGCCGCACCTGCTGATGCAGACATTATCACTGCTACTACCGGAGGTATCCAGATTACCTGTGAACCTTCGTTTAGTGATCTTGGTGAAGATGTAGACAACGTACCGGCCAATATGAAGGAACTGAAACATCTTGATTCCTGGGCGTGTTCTCTGTCCACAACGGCACTTGGCACGTCTCCTGAACTGATTAAGTTTGCGCTCGGCTGTGCAGATATTGACGGAACAAACGCTTCGAAGATTGTCCCTCGTGCAGATCTGAGACAGACCGACTTTTCCAGTTCTATCTGGTGGGTTGGAGACCGTGCGGATGGCGGTGTTGTTGCGGTAGAGCTGAAAAACGCACTGTCCACAGCCGGATTTTCCCTCCAGACCTCAAAGAACGGCAAAGGGCAGACAGCGGTAACTATTGAAGGGCATGTATCCATGACCGCACAGAAGGAAGTGCCTATGGTGTTTTACAGCATTGACCCGTAAAGGAAGGTGATTACCAATGAGTGAAAGAAAGAACCTTGCGACATGCAGGCCCTCTGAATTTCTCAGGCAGACGAACAGACTGAGGAAATCAGCCGAAAAATGGCTTGAAAAGACACAAATCATGAGTATCCGTGGCCGGAAGGTCGAAGGACTTGAGACTGTACCGGAAAATGCCAGTGACGATGAAGCATACGAGATCAGAAAGAGGAATGCGGAGAAAATCACTGCACAGCAGAAAAAGAACATCAGTGACATTCTGACGGCAGCTATGGAGGAATGCCCTGATGAAACCCTTGAACTGCTTGCGCTTCTCTGCTTCGTGGAGCCGGAGAACGTTGATGATCATTCCATTGCGTTTTATCTGAATAACCTGACTGACATTATCTCGGATAAAGATGTTCTTGGTTTTTTTACCTCATTGGCACAGTTGGGGCAGACCGATATTTTCGGTGCATAACATCCATACGACTGGATTTGCTTGAAATACTCGGAAAGCCGTACATTCTCGACCACTGCTACGATTATCTGAAAATCATGTCAGAAGATACAGCCTTGAAAGTGTACATAACGGACGCTCTCAAGGCTGTTGCTGAAAATACAGCAAAACTGACAAAAGACGGTGTGTACCTGAAAAAGCGGTATTACGAAATTATCAACGTTGTGCCGGATGATGACGAAAACGAAAACACTAAAAAGCGTGCGAATGGCATCATAGCACGGATCAAATCAAAACTCACAGAATTAGGAAAGGAGGGTGCACAGAATGGCTGATGTTATGACCTTGTTTGCCAGGTTGATTCTGGATACAAAAGGCTATGAAACCGGTCTTGAAAAAGCGAAAAAAGATGCGTCCTCTGCCGGTCAGGGAATCGCAAAAGGATTATCCGGTGTAGGTAAAGCTGTTGTGGGTGTCGGAAAGGCGTGTGCCGTTGGTATCGGTGCAGGTGCCGCAGCTATCGGATTACTGACAAAGCAGTCTGTTAGTTCCTATGCTCAGTACGAACAGCTGACAGGCGGTGTAAAGAAGCTGTTCGGCAATGCGGCTGACGATGTAATGAGGTTCGCAAATGACGCTTACAAGACCTCTGGCATGTCTGCCAACCAGTATATGGAACAGGCTACAGGCTTCGCCGCTGCTCTAATCAACTCCCTCGGTGGGAACACAAAAGAAGCCGCTAAACTTGCCGATGTTGCCATGCGTGCCATGTCCGACAATGTCAATACCTTCGGGACGGATATGGCATCTGTGCAGTATGCATTCCAAGGCTTAACGGCGGCATAAGCCGTCAAAAGGTCGGTTCGGTAGAAATACCGTTCAAAAACAATTCCGTGAAAACGGTGAAAACCCTAACGTGAAGACGAGGGCAATACCGTGCCAAGCCTCGACAGAGGAAGGTGTAACGACTATTCCATATGGAAGTACATCCAAGCGGATGGAAGTGCGGAAGACCTAAACAAGTAAAGTTGTAGGTTAAGAGATAGTCTGCTCTATATAGAAATATATAGCTGTTCCTGAGAGAACGAGCGCAGAGTAGCGAACTGCGCTGAACAAAAAGGTTGCAAAGCAAAACTACACCATGCTCGATAACCTCAAGCTCGGGTATGGAGGCACAAAGTCAGAGATGGAGCGGTTGATATCAGATGCCGCGAAAGCCAAAGACGCACAAGAAAAACTCGGTTTGTCCGTCGATGGCACATCAATGTCCTTTGACAATATTGTCAAGGCGATACAGGTTGTCCAGTATGAGCAGGGCATCGCGGGAACAACGGCGAAAGAAGCGTCAACTACCATCGAGGGTGCGCTTAACATGACTAAGGCGGCATGGGATAACCTTGTCGCCGGTTTCGCGAACCCTGACGCTGATTTAGGACAGCTGATGGATAACCTCATTGTTGCCATTGTCGGCGACAAAAAAGGTGAGGGCTTGCTGAATCAGCTTATCCCTGCCGTGGAAAGAGCACTGCAAGGCATCGGGCAGTTTGTGCAGAAAGCCGCTCCGATTATATCGCAGTACATTCCCGGGCTGATGAACGCGATTCTTCCCGGATTGCTTTCTGCCGCAACGTCACTCGTTGCCGGGCTTATAAAAGCGCTCCCGACTCTTGTCGGGATTGTCATCCGGCAGATACCGTCGATAATCGCACAGCTTAAATCGGCTGTGGTGGAAGCCGCACCGATGATGATAGAAGGCGGAAAGCAACTGATGCAATCCCTCTATGATGGATTGACGCAGGCGTTCCCACAGCTTACTCCTGTTCTTAATGGACTGGGGAAAGTATTTGAAGTAGCTTTCAACGGAATCGGCAAAGTAATTGATTTCTTTATCAAGCACTTTGAAACGATTAAAGGCGTTGTCGTGGTTGTCGCCGGTGCTATTGCCGGTGTTGGCCTTGTCGGTATCATTGCAGGCATAGCGGGAGCAATATCAACTGTTGTCGGTGCTATCGGCGGCCTGATTTCTGCGCTGTCGATGATTAAGTCATTTGCAGGATTGGTGTCGGTAATTACAACTCTTGCCGGTGGTCCGCTCATCCTGATCCCTGCGCTCATCGGTGCAATCGTGGCGGCAGTCATTTATCTCTGGAATACCAGTGAAGGATTCCGAAGTTTTGTAACTGGACTGTGGGAGACTATACAGAGCATAGTTGCAGGGGCGATTGAGGTTTTGACAAATCTCGGTGCGGCATTTGCTTCTATCTGGCAGGACGTTGTCAACTCGGCAACAGCGGCATGGAACACCATCACAAGTGTTGTATCCTCCGCTGTATCAGCCGTAAGCAACGTTGTAACAACGGTATTTAATGCGATAAAGGCATTTATTTCAGCCGCATGGAATGCCGTCCAGACGGCTACAACAACCGTCTGGAATGCAATAAAAACCGTTATTACTACGGTAATAAACGCAATCAAGGCGGTGATCACCACGGTCTGGAATGCAATAAAAACGTACATCCAGACCACTCTTACAAATCTCCAAAATATTATCACCACGGTCTGGAACGCTATTAAAACCGCTGTTTCAACGGTTCTTAATGCCATAAAGGGTGTTGTTTCGACAGTATGGAATGCTATTAAGTCAACTGTCAGCACTGTAGTTAATGGAATCAAGTCAACTATTTCCACCGGATTTAATGCGGCAAAGGAAAAGGTCACATCTGTTGTTAATGGCATAAAGGAAAAAATCTCCTCTGGCTTTGAATCTGCGAAGGAGAAGGTGACAACCGTTGTAAACGGAATCAAGGAAAAGATTTCAAGTGGATTTTCTGCCGCAAAAGAGAAGGTAACATCTATCTTTGATAGCATCAAAGAAAAAATCAAAGGTGCTATGGATGCGGCAAAAGAAGCCGTATCAAATGCGATTGAGAAAATCAAGAGCAAGATGCATTTCCATTGGAGTTTGCCCAAGCTGAAAATGCCGCACATCAGCATCAGCGGAAAATTCTCTCTGAATCCTCCGTCCGCTCCGCACTTCTCTATTTCATGGCACAGGAAGGCTATGGAAAACCCTTGGCTTTTCACTGCCCCCACTGTTGCTATGGGATTCGGTGAAGCCGGTGACGAGATGGTATACGGCAGAGACAACCTCATGCGAGATATCCGCGAGGCAACAGGGAGTAATAACGACGAAATGGTTTCTCTGCTGAGAGATATTCTTGCCCGACTTAACGAACTTGATCCGGTTATTACACTCGACGGTCGGAGAGTGACCGCAAATGTAGACCGCAGGCTTGGCAGTACAGTACAGCTTAAACAGAGGGGCGTTATATGATTTACGGAGCAAAATTTATCACCGATGAAGGCGAAAAGCATACATATAACGATTGGAATCTCTTGCAGGTAGGGGCGGCGAGAGTATCGCCGCCTGTGCCGCAGATCATGACACAGACAGTCCCAGGAATGGACGGAAGAATTGACCTGACTCAATCTCTTGACGGCTTTATACACTATGAGCCTGCTACCTTTACAGGAAAATACAGGTGCATTGCCAAACGTGATGCATGGGACAAAGTAATCTCCGAAATCCTGAATTTTTTGCAAGGCCGGAGTGCAAAGCTATATCTCGATGATACCGAAAAAGGGCATTGGGAAGGAAGGTTTGCAGTTGAAAACATCGAGTATGATAAATTTAAATTTGACTTGACCATCACCGGAACGGTTGACCCTTACAAATACATGGAAAACGGCACAGACGGAGAATGGCTGCTTGATGATTTTGACTTTGAGACGGATTATGCATGGGGTTTTAAAAACTTAGTAATAGACAGAGAGCAGGAAATAGAAATCTGTGCATCTAAGTTGCCGATTACTCCCACATTTGACTGTACAGGCAGTATTTATGCCGAATACAACGGCACTACCTATGCATTGCCGGAAGGCCGGAGCATCATCCCGACATTACGACTCGCAAATGAAAAGAAAACGGTCACGCTGTCCGGCACAGGAACGGTATCAATCATTTTTAGGGGAGGGACGCTGTAATGTACACAATCACAGCAGGCGGAATTACTATATATACGCCTGGACAAACAGGAATTCTGTCACCGGCTTTGTCGTTTGGACTCAATAAAGCCGGAAGTCTGACGTTTACCATCTGCCCCGGTGCAAGCGGTTATGACGATATCCAGATGCTCAAAATGCCGATTGAATGCTATCAGGATGATAAGTGCATTTTTTACGGCAGAGCAATCGGATGCCAAAAGGATAATTACAACCATAAAAACATAACGTGTGAAGGCGCCCTCTCATTTCTCCATGATGTGCCGTGCGAACCCTTTACTCTCAATCTTGAGGGTGATGATGTAGTGGAACAGATGCTGTCTTTCCTGCTCGGTATGTATAACGCCAAAGCGGAAGCATGGAAAAGGATATATTTGGGGGATGTGACCGTGCACAAGCCGACAAATACACTCAATCGGTACACCACCGAAGTCAACACCGATATGTTTGATGCAATCACAAACAAAACCGTCAAAAGTCCGCTCGGTGGCGTTTTGAAGATACGCAGAGAGCATGGCAAATTGTATCTCGATTATCTTGCCGAAGTCGATCTGATTAGCACTCAAGGGATTGAATTTGGCAGAAATCTCCTTTCCATCGCCCAGGAGCAAAACGCAGAAAATGTTTTTACCATCATTGTACCTTACGGAAACAAAAACGAGGACACCGGAGAACGTGTGACCATCGAAAGCGTTAATAATGGACGCGAATATATTGAGTCCGCAGAAGGTATTGAGAAATACGGAAAGATATGGAAAGTTGTTGAATATGAAAATGTTGCATCCGCTGAAGTGCTATACAAGTCTGCCGTTGCTGACCTCGCTGCCGGCGTTATAGACCCTGTTGCATTTACTGTAAACGCGATTGATCTACACACGATTGACAAGGATATCGAGCCTTTTGAATGCGGTTATCTTGTCCCTATCGTTTCTGATCCGCACAGCATAAATCAGTATATAGTATGTACTGCACAGGAAATTAATCTGAACAATCCGGCAGAGTCTACATATAGCTTCGGCACGGCTGAAACTATGACCTCTATACAGATTGCCAACCGGCAGGCATTTATGTCCGCAGTGAGTGCATCAGAAGCGCATACAGAAAAAAGGATTAACACGGTAAAATCTGCTATCACAGTAACGATGCAGTTGCAGGAAGGTGAAGAGGTTGTAACCGTTGACTCACTCAGCAGCGTGACAAACACTATCTATTTTCCCGAACCGTATATGTATATTCCGAATGTCAGCGTAATGGCAGAGAATGGAATTTTTGCGTTATCTGTTACAAACATTACAAACGATTCCTTCGAATATACCGCAGTAAATTCTGCTTCCGAGACACTTGAAGACACTATACACTGGATAGCAAAGGTATAAAAGTATGTTATCAAATGCAGAAATCACAGAAATCATTGATGCTGTCAACGATGAAGAATACACCATTGTTGATGCTTTAAACGAATTGGCAAAAGCCGCAAAAGGTGAGGATGTAAGGCGCGCCTTGTATGCTACAGCATACGTACTCAACAAGGAAGGACACTCCGGATCAGTTGATATACAAGCAAGGGAAGGACTCCAGAACCTGACCACAAGTGTAAACAGTGAAATAGCAGAATTCGAAGAGGATATAAATGACAGTGTATCTGCAATGCAGACACAGATTAACAACATTGACACTTCGAGGCGTGCACTTGTAATTGATACGCTTGCAACTCTGAGCGGTAACGGAGAAGGGAGGCAAAATCAAGTAATTGCCCTTTCTCAAAGCATTGCCGGATATCAGTATGTCCAGTTCTACGCAAAGCATGACAGTGAGCTTTTGCCCGTGTCAACGTTTCCAGTAAATGCAATAACGATATCTGATACGCTGTTACGAATCAGCAGTATTGGATATAAATACGGGAGAATGTTCTTGACGTTTGAAGATAATACACACGTAAGAATAACGCAGAATCTGTGTTACTCTCGTGGAAGCACGGGAATAAGTTACGCTTCGCCGGATACAGCGGTGAGTAATGATTTCATCCGGCTCGCAAAAATTGTAGGCATCAAGACTCTGTAAGGAGAATGTAAATGGCAACGTGGACTATATACAAAAAATTAAACGTATCACCAAATTCGTTCCCATTGGTGATTCCTATCAAGCAGTATTCCTCTGATTTTGCGCTTAAATTCAAGCTGTATTCCACCGAAGGGGATCTGGATATTGAAGCAGGTGCTACCACTAAAATCAGGGGTACAAAAAGGGACGGAAACGGCTTTGAGCTGACTGGCACAAGAATCGGCAACACTTGCACATTCTCCGGTACTAAAGCGCAGATGCAACAAATGACTGCCGCACATGGAAGATGTGTCTTTGAAATTGTTGTCGAAAAAAATACAAAAGAATTAATCACAGCTAATTTTTATCTGGAAGTTCAGAGGGCGGCAATGGATGCCGGAACGGTCACAAGCGAGTCCATTATCGAAGAGTTTGAGGATTTCCAGTCGAAGATTGCGGCGGCACAGGCGGCGGCAACTGCGGCACAGGCACAGGCTGACAGAGCAGAGGCGGCGGCAGAATCCATTGACTTTGGACTTGATGCATCCCCCACACAGGGAAGTAGTAACGCTGTGAGCAGTGGGGGGGTGTATGTTTTAAAGGAAGATTTAAACAGGTCGCTAATACCATATAATTCTACTGATGTAGTAGAACTTGCACATCCAACAGGTAGAACCCATTACGGAGTCACATATACATGGAATGGAACAGTGTGTACCGTTACAGGAACAGCCACGCAGTCAAGTTTCTATAATATATATAATAATGAATCGCCTGATTGGATGATTGGCGGGAACACTTATTATGTGTATTTTTCTGCCACTAATGTAACATTGGCGGTATATGAATGGCATAATGGAAGTATTGACAGCACACCGCTAATTAATACCAAAACTGACACCGAGTTTACACTATCTGAAAATGTTGAAGCTATAACGATAAGAATTAGGGTTGCTAATAACACAACAGCGAATGAATCAGTACATCCGATTATATTAACTGCTTTACCCAATAAGATCATAGTTGACCGTAGCGTTTTATCAAGGGTATATACCAAAAAAATGGCTATTTTTGGCGACAGCGTACTATTAGGACGCAACGGTGACGGAACTGCTTCTGACATTGTGAAAAAAAACATTCCGTATTATATCCATTTGCTTACATCATACGATGTAGACAACTATGCTGTCGGCGGCATGGGTTGGGTAAGTACAAGAGAATCGCAAACAATTGCGTATGATATTATCTCGACCACAGACTTAACCAACTATGACACAGTATTGCTGTGCTTTGGCATCAATGACTCTCACGAGGCTTTAGGGGAATGGAATAGCACAGACGAAACCACAATAATGGGTCAAGTTAAGAAGTGTATCAGTTATATTGGCACAGAAAACCCTTCAGCTAACATTATCTTAGTTGCCCCATTTATTACAAAAAGTGGTAATTTCCCCTCGTGGAGTCTCGAAACTAGACGAGATAATGGGTGGAATATGCAGATGCTTTCCGATAGATTGGAAATTTTTGCAAACTTTTACCACATTACTTTTATAGACCAGCAAGACTCTCCGATGTTAGGTTATGGGATGAGTAGTTTAATGGGGTCAGACAATTCACACCCGAATGCCGAAGGATATAAAAAACTTGGCTATTGGTTGGCATATAGACTCAATACGGAAAATAAACGTGACATTAAATTCGAGAATACTATTGAACAGCTATCAAGATACAACTCATTCGATATTATAAAAAATTATCGATATGAAAATGAAACAAGAAACGGAGTTACCTATATTTGTAATACGGATGGTACTTTTACCGTTTCGGGCACGGCTACATCCGACTCATTCCATCGTATCGTTATGGCTCAAAATGAACTCCCGAATTGGTTGGAAGCTGGTCGGTCGTATTATGTTAAATTCAGTAGCGGTAATGTATCGTTAAAAATTTATGAAGAAATAAACGGAACGCTTAGTGGCTCTGCGATAAGTATGCAAAAAGACACCGTATATAAGGCTTCTGAATCTATTACAGGCATACAATTAAGATTGTTTGTTTCAAGTGGAGTAACGGTCAATGAGACTATTTCTGTATCTATGTTGACAGGTATGCCGAATGAGTTAGTCGACAACCCACCGATGCTGACAATCATTGACGATGATGCGAATGTTAAGTACTACACACAGTTGCTTCCGCTGATTGAGAGAAAAGGCGTTCCTATAGTATGTGCCCTTCCCGCTGGAAAAACATATGATGACGGTGTCGAAACGCATATGTCGTGGGAACAAATCGAAGATGCCTACAAGAGAGGTGCAGAGTTCCTCAATCATTCATATAGCCACTGGACATATACTAAGGCAAATACACATACCGAGCAAGAATTGTGGATGGATTATGCCAAAGCAAAAAATATCATACACAGTCACGGCATAAGTGGCGGTGATATGCTTGTGTATGGCGGTTTGTCTGGTACGCTTACCAAAGCAAAGCAAGCTGCTACACATATGTCAAAATGCGCATTCCATTCGCATGGCGACGAAATCAACTATAGGCAGACATTAGACAGATGGTTCATCAAACGATACGGAATTGAAGATGCTCCTTATAGCTACGACATCAGCGCACTCAAAACGCTGATTGACAATTGTGCTCAGCGGGGCGGTTGGATGATATGGATGATACACACATCGGACGGTGAGTGGAAAGAGTCTATAGTAGACGTTCTTTCCGAGGCTATTGACTACGCCTTGGCGAAAGGTGTGGCTGTTGTTGGTGCAGAATGCGGATATATACATTATGTATCTTAAAGGACACTTTAATCTATTTTTGGAGAAGAATAAATGCTTACATACTGCTTTGAATCCGCATACGTTGCAAGGACACTTGCGAAGTGCAAGAAAAATGACCTTGCCGTGATTGACACGGAGGGACAGGAAGATGTAGTCCGTGAAGCCGTCAAGCGTGGCGTGTGGGTGTACGGATATTTGAACGTAGGGGCGGTGGAAAAACAGCGTCCCTACTACGAGAAACTCAAGCACCTGAGACTTGCACGATATGATGGATGGTCGGGCGAATACTGGATTGACCCGACTGCCAAGGAATGGCAAGACCATGTTGTCAGCCTCGCAAAACAGATTAAAGCATGCGGAGCAATCGGGCTGTATCTGGATAATACAGACATTTATTACATGCTCAAAGAGCAGGAAATCAGCAAGCAGTACAGCCGGAATCTTCCGACTGCGCAGGCGGTGTACACGGCACTATCGAATATGATTCTGAAAATCAACGCTCTCGGGCTTATTGTGATGCCTAACGGCGGGGATGTGTTTGTGAGGAAATTTATCAGGGCACATCCCGACGTTATCAAGACCGTCAATCAGGAAGGTGTCTTATATCAAGACAAGAAAAAGCAGTCGGCAGAGGATACTGAGTATTACACGAAGTATTTAGACTGGTGCAGGAAGAAGGGTATCTATATCAGGGGGATTGAGTACCCTAAAACAAAAGCACAGGCGGTACATGCACAGCTGTATTACAAGAAGCACAAGTGGCAGGGAATATATATTTCATGGCACAAAGAACTGAGAGGCGATTAATGGCAAAGTACGAAATATCAGGCACGAGCACGCCAAACAAAAAGCCGTACAAGTGGGGACTGCTCAAGAACGGACAGAATGTCACGGCACGCCTGCAACCAAAAGTCACGGCTAAACCATGCAGCTTTTCACCGGTTTCAGGGATGACAAAGATAGAGGTGTGCGACCAGATCACGGACTCAAGCACAGGGCGAGTGTGGTGCTACTGCCGTGTAAATGGCAAGTACGGCTATATCCTGTATACCTCTATCCGTGATTATCTCAGGACACCGGGGCAGTCGATTGATAAAGTCGCACATTGGGTGATCGCTGATGATTTTTCCAACGACGATACTCGCAGGCGTGCGCTGATATCACTCGGCTATGACTACGATGCAGTACAGGCAAGAGTGACGGAAATCATGACCCCGAAGCCGTCAAAAAGCAGTAAATTCTGCGTGTGGGCTATCAACTTTTTTGAAGGGAACGAATCACTGTACGGCGACTGTACTGCAATCCTGGAATATGCAGACAATGGAACCGTTGCACACTGCGTACTGGTTGACTGCGCACAGGCAGGGGCGGCATCGGTGATTATCCGGAAACTCAAAGCGCACGGAGTCAAAAAGATTGATGCAGTATGTATCAGCCATGCTCACGGCGATCACTACGGCGGGCTGTCTAAAATTATGCAGGCTATCCCTGTATCACACATCTATGTGCCGGATGTCACAGAATTGGCCCGTTACCAGAGTGCCTATGCATCAGCCATAAAAAGGCAGGCTAAAAAAGCACCGTCTACATACCTCAAAGCAGGAACAGGGTTTTCTGTCGGCGGCATCAAATGTAAATGCGTTTTTATCGCTCCGGCGAACAAACTCAAAGAGCACGAGGATCATCACTTCGTCAACAACGAGTCGATGGTTCTCCGGTTTGACCTTGACGGGATCATCTACCACACTGCCGGAGACCTGCAAAACGATGGCAACAATCTCCTCATCAGAGCCGTCACAAGCCTCAGAGCGGACATTTTCAAAGTGCAGTGGCACGGAGATGCAAACGCCACAAATGAGGCTATCTGCAAGGCTGTGCGCCCGAAATACGCATTCTCCAACTACCATCACAAACCTGACAGGTCAGGACGAGAAGCGACCAGAAAACGCCTGAATACAGTCGGCGCAAAGTTTTTTGATAACCACACATATGGAGATATATATTTCAGGATTCAGGGCGGCAAGATATCCGTCCAAACATCGAAAGGGTGATAGATATGGATGTTTTACAGACGGTGGCAGTCGCACTTATTTCCGGAGGGCTTGTCGGGTTTATCGAATTTTTGATTCGGCGCAGTGATGCAAAGAAGGACAAGAACAGCGAAATCCTCAAAGCAATCAAAGACCTTGCCGACAAGATCACCGGCATCGAAGGCAGGATGGACAAAGAGAACGCAGACGAGGCAAGGCGAAACATTTTAGCTTTTGACGATGAACTGCGTAGGAAAGTAGACCACTCCGAAGAGTCATACAATCAGGTACTTGCTGATATAAATTTCTACCGTCATTACTGCCGGGAACACGATGAGTATGAGAACGACAAGGCCACAAGCGCTATCGCCCATATTCGGGAAACATATCAAGAAGTCAAAAACGCCAACAAGTTTATCTGACGGAGGTAATCCACATGAAAGTCGAAATCATTACTCTTATCATCCGGCTTGCAATCGCTGTTATGACCGGAATCTGCATCCCTGCTTTTAAACACTGGCTTGATGTAAAGGCAGAGAATGAGAAGTTTGCACAGATCAGGCAGACCGCAGAGACCGCTGTATATGCTGCGGAACAGCTTATGCGCAAGACAGACCCCACAGGAGAGGAGCGCAGGAAATACGCACACAGACTGATCAGCATGACTGCAAACCGTCTCGGCGTTGCGCTGACAGATGGCGAGATCGACTCTCTTATTCAGGCAGCAGTCAAGGAACTGAATTTCTTTACACATGAGGAGATTACAGATGAAGGTATGGATTCCTGACGTATCAGAGCATCAAGGCAAGATTAACTGGGAGAAGTTGGCCGGCAAGATTCCAGGGGCTATCATCCGGATCGGATACGGAGACGATATCAAATCTCAGGATGATATATATGCACTCTATAACATGCAGGAGTGCAGACGGCTTGGCATCCCCTTTGCGGTCTATATTTACAGCTACGCCAAAAATGCATCACAAGTGCGCTCAGAGATCGCACACACAAAGAGGATGTGTGAGGGCTTCGAACCAGTCTCTTACTGGCTTGACCTTGAGGAACGCAGTAACACAGCCCTATGGGGTCAGGCGGCGTACATGTGGTATAAAGCGTTCGGGGACAAGGCAGGCGTGTATTCGTGGCAGTGGGGCTTTGAGAAGCATGTAAAAGCCGGCAGGCGTTGGATTGCGGCATATGGCCCGAACAACGGCAAGCGCAACGACTCATACAAGCCGACAATCATCATGGACGGATGGCAGTTTACGTCAAGGGCGATCCTGTCCGGCATCAGGGGCAATGTAGATATGTCGGAGTGGTATGCTGACTTTGCCGGAGCACAGCCGATTGAAATCAAACCACACAGGCGTGTGGTAACGAAAAAGGAAGTCGCCGCTCTGATCATGCGCCACCTGTGCACCCACAATGCACACGGCTATACACAGGATATGTCCGGCAGGCAAGGAACCGGCACAGAAGAGATTGATATATACGGCGTTAAATACACTATCAAGTCGGGAGACCGTGACTGCTCATCGGCTGTTATTTCCGCTTACGAGTCGGCAGGAATCTCATGCGGCGGCGCAACCTATACCGGCAACATGCGCAAGTGCATGGTCGGAACAGGCAATTTTGCGTGGCGATCGATGCGGTTTGTTGCTCAGATGGGCGACACCTATCTCAACGAGGCAAACCACACAGCTATGTGCCTGTCAGCTGATCCGGATGTTCTCATGGAATTTTCGATCAATGAAAAGGGTACAGCACTCGGCGGCAAGACCGGAGACCAGAAACAGAAGGGCGAGTATGATGAAACATACGGCAGGGGCGAAAGTCACCTGCGCATGTATTATGATTATCCCTGGAACGGTATCCTGCAATGCATCAATGAGGAGATCGCTTTTATCATCGAAGAGGACGGCACTATCAGCAAGCCGACTAAAGATGATGGATATACAGCAACGGAGGTAAAGAATGTGGAAGTAACAGCACCTGAAAAGACCGACACTGATCTCGGACTTGAAATTTGGGCGGACAAGTACGGCAAAAACGAAGCCAGAAAAAAGGCTCTCGGCGCACGCTACAAGGGCGCACAGGCGGAAGCCGAACGGCTCAACAATCTCCACATCTCGGAGTACATGAAAGAGTTGAAAGCCTACGAGAAGAAGCACGGCGCACTTTTTAAATGAGCACCAACGGGAATTCCCGGTGCACCCCCCTGGCACCCATAAAACGGTGTCGGGGGATATATAGGAGATTTGTATGGAACGTATTGATCAGAAAATGATTCCTTACTTCTGTCATGAAGGGGACATGGCAAGAGCGGAAAGAACCATAAAAAGACTGTGGATTCTTTGCATCCTGCTTATTATCCTGCTTGTTGGAACAAACATTGCATGGATTCACTATGAAAACCAGTGGGAGACTGCGGAAACAGTTGTCACGCAAGATGTTGATACAGGTAACGGCGGAAACGCCTCAATCAATGACGGAGTACATATAAATGGCACACGTGAGACAGACGGTCAAGACGAAGACCAGAAAACGCAAGATCGGTAAAGGCATGAAAAAATGCCCTCGTTGTGGAGGCGACGGAGTAGTAAAAAAGAGGTAAAATCCAACCTAATATGCTATAATAGTTATGTGGGGACAGTCGGTTGCAAACGATTTCTCGGAAACCTATATGAGTACGAGATTACCCACATTAACTAATAACCTATATAGGAGGTAAAAAATATGTCTAATAAAAATTCTTACAAATTTAAGGACTTAAATCTTGTTGGCGAGCGCCATGGAAGATTAACGGTTCTCCGCAAGTCAAAGAACGGACGGTCAAGGTGGATTTGTGAATGCGATTGTGGAAATGTTGTTGAGTTACCAACATTCCGCTTTTTTGAATATAAATCATGTGGGTGTCTGGAAAAAGAAAACAAAAAATCATTATCACGATGGACAACTAAACACAACGCCACAAATACAAGACTATATAGAATATGGTGTGGAATGAAGGACAGATGCCTCAATCCCAACATAGAGCATTATAATCGTTATGGTGGTAGGGGAATTACCGTTTGCGACGAATGGAAAAATTCTTTTGAGAGTTTCAAGGAATGGGCTTTGTCAGTAGGATTTGACGAAAATTCCACTGGAAAAGAGCAGAGTATCGAAAGAATTGACGTTAACGGGAATTATGAACCGGATAATTGCAAATGGGTTACACACAAAGAACAGTTACAAAATAAAGAAAATACCGTGTTTGTGACATTTTGCGGAGAAAAAATGTCAATGATGCAATTCTGCGAAAAAAACGGAATTACATATCATCATTTTGTGAGAAGAAGACTTGCGAAGGGCATGTCAGCAGAGGACATACTTTCCGAATGGAAGATTCGATGTAATCACGATAAATACTACACCATAGAGGAAGCAATGGATTTTTATGGCGTGTGCTATCAGACAATTATTCAAAGAATCCATAAAGGAAAGCTAAAAGCATTTAGGGTTGGGAGAAGGCTATATATACCAAAAGGACAAGTGGTTGAGAGGCTTCCCGACAGAAATGAAAAAGGACAATTTTTGCCAAGGGCAAACTAAGGAATACACCAACAGCCAGATTTCAGCCGTGATTGATGAATATATCCACTCACAGCGGAACAGAGCCATTCTGAAAAGACGGTATGTTGACGGTATCACCTATGAGCGGATAGCAGAAGAATTTGAACTGTCAGTTCGACAGGTAAAGACAATTGTATACAGATCAGAGCAGACATTAATTGCACATGTCTGAAATCTGCACTATATGAGCACTTCTGATTCATTTCAGGAGTGCTTTTTTAATGCCAAAATTTATGTATGTTTATCGAACTGAATCTTAACCCATTCAAAAAGCGCACGGATGATTGTGTTATTAGAGCGGTAGCACTGGCACTAAACATTGACTGGCGGTCAGCCTATACCATGCTATCCGCACACGGATTAAAGCTCGGAGACCTCATAGAAAAGAACTACGTCTGGTCAGACCTTCTTTCCACTCTCGGATTCAAGCGCACGCCTATCCCTGACACATGCCCTGATTGCTATAGAATCAAAGATTTTGCGCATGATCATCCAAAAGGCGTGTTCATTGTCGGAACCGGAGACCATGTTGTAACTGTCATAGATGGCAACTGGTACGATTCTTTCGATTCCGGTGACATGATACCGATTATCTATTTCAGGAGGACATAACATGGCATACACTGGTTTTCCTGCAACATATCCACAGACTTATCCACAAAGTTATCCACAATATCAGCAACAGAATAATCCTTTTATCTGGATTCAAGGCGGCGTGTCCGGTGCTCAATCTTACCAGGTAGCACCGAACAACACCGTGATTCTGTGGGATTCAGACGAGCAGAGTATTTATATCAAATCAGCCGACATGCAGGGCAAGCCGTCTATCAGGATACTTGATTACACGATCAGGTCAGATTCGCCCAGAACAGCCCAGAATGCTCTTTACGGCAATGACACACAAATACCCACAAAAGAGGATATAAGCGCCTTACAGAGCCAGATAGACAGCTTAAAACAGCAGATAGAACAGTTGGGAGGTACAGCACATGAACCCACTTTATCAGCAAATGCAACCACAGCAAAACACAAATCCGCTTCAAAAGTTTCAGCAGTTCAGACAGGGGTTCCAGGGTGATCCCAGACAGCAGATTCAACAAATGATGAACAGCGGGAAGGTCAGCCAGGAACAATATAACAGAGCTGTTCAGATGGCGCAGCAATTCCAGAAAATGTTTGGGATTAAGTAAACAATTTTGTTTATTTCATCAACGATTTTGTTTATTGACTTTGCTTATTTTGATTTCTGTCCAGGGTGCACACTGGATTGAAATAGATACCGGCATTCAATAGTGAATGTCGCTCGACCGTTAACAGTTTTACGGAGGATTTTTATTTATGGCACTCACAGATGATGCAATGAATTCGAATATGATCATGCCTGTGGCTCCCATGATGGGCGGCAACAACGGTGGCTTCGGATTCGGTGATGGTAATGGATGGTGGTTTTTAATTTTGTTCTTCCTGCTCTGCGGTAACAACGGATGGGGCGGTGGATTCGGTGGAGGATTTGATGGCGGTCTTTACCCTTGGATGAACCAGTCGAACCAGATTAACGGCGGTTTCCGTGACCAGATGATTTCTACACAGCTTCAGGGAATCCAGAACAGCGTTACAAGTGGTTTTGGCGATACCGCTCTCGGTATTGCAGGAATCAATCAGAATATCTGCCAGACCGGTAACGGCATTGTCGGCGCAGTAAATGGTGCGCAGTCTGCAATCTCTCAGCAGATGTATACAAATCAGATGGCGAATATGAATCAGGCATTCGCCGCTCAGACCGCAATGGCACAGGGATTCAACGGACTTCAGGCGCAGTTTGCGGATTGCTGCTGCGAGAACCGCCTTGCAAACTGCCAGACTCAGAACGTCATTCAGAGCGAAGGAAGCCAGACCAGATTTGCAGACGCCAACAACACCCGTGACATCATCGAGAACCAGACTCGTGGCACTCAGGCAATTCTTGACAAACTGTGTGCGCTTGAACTGGATGGCGTCAAGGGTCAGCTTGCACAGGCCCAGAGAGAAAATGTTGCTCTCCAGAATCAGGTCAACATGGCAACCATGCAGGCTTCTCAGACCGCTCAGACAGCGCAGATTCTGGCGGGTCAGGCGGCAGAAATTGACGGCGTTTACAACCGTCTGAAAAACTGCCCTGTTCCTTCTATGCCGGTCTACGGGAATACTCCTATCTTCACATGCCAGGGTAATGGCTGTGGATGCAACTGCGGAATGTGAGGTGTGATCAATGGCAGAATTTTTGAATAATGCTGTACAGAATGTCTCTCTGAATCAGGCAGCAGTTTTTGATTCATCTATTCCGTGCAACCGTGGGAATGTTTTTCATGCGGATGGCACAGGAAATTTTATCCTGCGTGGTAACACTCCAAATTGCTTTGCGAGATACCAGGTTACATTCAACGGAAATATTGCTCTTCCGGAAGGTGGCACTGTTGGCGCTATTGCTGTTGCGCTCTCTGTAAATGGTGAGACAAGGCCGACAAGCAGAGCGATTGTGACACCGGCCGCCGTTGAGGATTATTTCAACGTGACAAGTACGGCAATCATTACTGTTCCTCGTGGATGCTGTTTCAATGTTTCCCTGCGCAATGTTCCGGCATCGGAAGACCCGACTGTGACACCTGCGCCGGTTATCAGCATTCAGAATGCAAACCTGATCATTAACCGCATTGCCTGAAAGGAGTATGGAAATGCATAAACTTATTGATTATATCTGTGATGAACTCAAGGAACTTGAGCGCAAAGCAGAAAAGAACGGCAGTCTGTCCATGCAGGAAATCCAGTACATGGACACCCTGGCACACGCAAAAAAGAATCTTCTGACCGGTGAAGCCATGATGGAAGCGGAAGACGGTGAATCCGGCAGATATTCCATGCCTCATTATGGATACGGGAACAGTTATAATTATGGCGGCTCCTATCGCCGTGGCCGTGATTCTATGGGGCGGTATACCTCAAGACGTGGTTACTCCTATGACGATGGCATGATCGAAGAGCTGCGCTCCCTGATGGAATCCGCACCGGATGAAAGGACAAAATCCGAGTTCCGGCAGTTTATCGCCAAAATGGAAAAGATGTGATGTAGTTGATTCTTGAACAGGATTTAAGAGAAGCAATAGCAGAATGTCAGGGTAAGCGGAATCCGGATGCTAACACCTGCATCAAGTTGGCGGCGTATTTCACGATACTACAAAACATGTATCCAGAGCAGAAAACCGAACAGAAGATAGAACCGGCATTTTTCCAGGCGGCAAGCGGTTTTAATCCGGTTATTGAATATGATTCTGGTACAGAGTTTTCTAAGGCCGTCAATGGTCGCAATCCGTCCGAGATCATACCGGTCATTGATGAATTGATGACTACTTTGCAAGTGTTACATCCCCGACTTTATGATGGCGTTTTAAATAAGCTATGAGAAAAAGCCACACCGGCGGCGCTGTTCCGCTTGTGTGGCTTTTCGTTTATGGTGTCTCGGTGGCTCTCTGTGACGTTTTAAAGCTGTTCCTGTCCATCTGTGCCACTGTGCTTTAAAACGGCTCTATGGGGCTTGTGAACAGTCATAATTTCAACCGGTGTGCTTCTTCTGCTACAAGCCGCCGCACCGATTCAGAGCGGATATGTCCAATGATAACAAAATGGCTCCTGACTGGCCTGCTCCGTTATCATTGGCCAAAACGTCATAAAAAATAGATAGAAAAGTTTCTGTCATGGTCAAAAGTGATCTTGTCCAGTATCCCCCGCCAGAATCGCCGCTTTTCCTCCGGTGTAAATCCTTCGTACATTTCCCAAACATCCGGCTTTAAAAGCCGTTTCAGGCCCTCCACGTCCTCTGTGTGGCTCTGTGCAGCTTTCTCCCGTAAATCCTCCAACTGTGACATAAAAGCGGCTCTGTCGGCCTTGTACGTGTCCAGGTCAATCAATCCGTCTATATATAAGGTTTTCAGCCGGTCAAGTTTTCGCTCTGTGGCCGTGATCTGCTCCGGCGTGCGGTCTCTCCGGTTCTCCCTGTCGGCTATCTCATATTGCAGAATCTTGTCCTGTATCATGGGTTTAATCCGTGTGATCAGTTCCCGTTCTATTACATTTTCCGTCGCCACCTTATTATTACTGCATTGGCGTGGCCGTCTCGCATAGTAGCCGGTGCATCTGTAATCGTGTGTGATCGTGTAGCAATTTCCCCGTTGTCGTCTCCTGGTATTTCCTCCCATTCTCCGGCCACACTCTGCACAGATCAGCAGGCCCGAAAAGATGTAAGTTTCTTTCTGGCTCATCTTTATATTTATTTTCAGTTTCCGCTGTACATCGTCCCATAGATCAGCAGGTATAATAGCAGGGCAAAAATCTTTTATGCCTGTATAGTGCTCTCCCTTGTATATCGGCGACATCAGCGTTCGCCGGAAAGCAGGTTTTGTAGTTGGCAGTCCATACCGACCGCCATACTCGCCCATAACTTTGTTGATACTTCCGCAGGATGCATACATTTCAAACATTTGCCTTACATATGGTGCGTTTTCATCTGGTACAAGGTGCTTGTTCTCTATTTTGTATCCGGCTGTTGTTGCTCCGGACAGCACTTCATTTTTGCTCAACTTGTACGCCTGTACCTGCTTTATTCTCTGGCTTGTATTTTCTGCCTCAAATTGTGCAATGCTCATCATTTGATTAACGATCAACCGGCCTTGCGGAGTTGTGGTATCATAGATTGGTTCCCATATTGCCAACCATCCGACATTGTGGCTGTCAAGGACATCCATCATATTGAGATAGTGCTTAATATTTCGATATAGTCTGTCTAATTTTGTACAGAGGATAATATCTATTTTTCCTGCTTTTACATCTTCAAGGAGCCTTGACAGTTCGTCACGATCTGCCCTTGTTCCGGATACCCCATCATCCAGATATTCACCGGCGACGGAGTACCACTTTTCTTTGGCATATTTTGTCAGAGCATCCCTCTGTGCCGGAATAGAATCCCCTTCCTTCACTTGTTTTGTAGATGACACTCTCATATATAGTGCTACTCTTTTCATGCGGTCTCCTTTATTGACTATTACAGTCAATTTGATATAATAAGGATGAACTTGCTTGCTACGGGTTTTTCAATATTCATTTTGTCCCTCCTTTGAGAAAAGCGCCTCATGGTCTTGTTACCGTGGGGCGCTTTTAGTGTTTCTTCTTATTGATCAGTTGGACGGCTTCAAGTACCCAAGCACGCTCTTTTTCGTTTAATGTTCTGATATTTTCTACAATCAGCCGGACGGTATTGTTATCAAGAACATACTGGGCGATTTTTGCCGCATCAGAATCCATCGAAGAAACCGTGCCGGTAGCCAGGTATTCCACAGGAACAGACAGAAAAGCGGCGATTTTTTCTAATTTATCCTGTTTAGGAGTATATTTACCTGTTTTCCATTGGCTCAGAGTCGCAGTGGAAACGCCAGTCGCACGGCTCACATCAGCATTAGACAATCCTTTTTCATTCCTTAATCTTTCGTAAACATCATAATTCGCCATGGAATACCTCATATAAATTTGAAAACTTTAATTTTACCCCTTTACAAATTAAGGAACTTTAATTATAATGTAAACATGTTTTGGTTGAGCAACCTAAAACAGTAACTGTAAATGGGGGAGTTGCCTTGTTAAGTTTCCTTAATTATACAACTTTTCCCTGCATAACACAAGGAAGGAGGAATGGTGAGTTACGCAAAGTATGCCGAAATCCGTGATCAGCACGGGTACACGGATGCGAGAGTTGCAGAAGAGACAGAAATTGCTCCTGCAACCCTGTCACAGTGGAAGACCGGCAAAAGCAAGCCGAAAGCAGACAAGCTACTGAAAATTGCTGACCTGCTTGGCGTTCCGGTCGAAGTCCTTATCAGGGAGTAATTATGGAATTTATCTATTGCATAACATTTCCGAAGACCGGCATGAAATATGTTGGCAGAACCTCAAACCCTAAAAAGAGGGAATATGAGCACATAACTGCTCTTAAAAACAACAGGCATCCGAATAAAAGGATGCAGATAGATTTCAACAAATTTCCCCAAGAAATCTTGTTTGAAATCATTGCAGAAGTTCCATGTGTCAGAAATAAAAGAAACGGCACTCCGGAACAGTTTTGGATGAAAAAGTTGAAGACCTACGATGAAAAATACGGGTATAACGACAATGACTTTTCTGTACTCCCAATGCGAAGCGAAGCAGGATTGCCCTGCAAAAAGACCAACCACTTTAAACAAAAAAGTGCTTGGCGTTCCGCTGAGCGTGATAACGGAAGGTGAGAAGTGAATACGGTAAATATTGACCGGCTGACCGCTGTATTATCCGGCATTTTGTCAGACCGGTTCGGCAAAGATGTAAAAGTCACAATGGAGGGTAAAAATGATAACAGTAATTCTGTTAGCAATGATTCTGTTCCTGGCAAGCGTGCTTGGTTTTCTGATGTACGCAATGTGGTATGAAGGGAATAAGCGAAGACAGGACAGAGAGAATAGAAGAACAGAAGCGTGGAAGTCTGTTTTTATACGGACAGACCTCAAGGCATAAAAAAAGCCGCCCGGATACCTGACGGTATACAGACGGCAGAGGTGATTCAAGTGTATTATAGCACGAAAGGCTAATATATGAAAAATGTATTTGAAGGGATAGAATTCGACAGCCTCTCTCAAGAAGAATCTGTTGAACTCATTCGACAAATAAAAACAGCACAAGCCAAATTATTGTCTTATGATGTTAAACCAAATTACAGAAAATCTGATCTTATTTTCACTGCGAAGGCTCTTTTAGGAATCGACAAAACCTATCACACGTCGGAAGTGCGAGATGCAATTATTAATATTGCTGATTTCTGTACAGACAATTATAAAACCACAAAGACTGGAAGGAAGCAAAAGGAGGCATATGTTGCATATGAAAAGAAAGATAAATATCTAACGGTCTTATCTGGAATCCTTTCTGTTTTAAAAGAACATGCACCTGAAGACGAATAAAACGAATGAGAGGCGAGAATAATGGAGTGTAAATACTGTGCAATTATGCCAAATGGAGACATCCCGGATGATGGGGAAGAACTTCTGGACATGGATTTTACAGATGAATTAGAGGATGAGTTTTCATTCTCTAATAAAGATCGAGACGGTTATGAGTCAAAAAGAGGAACTATCAAAATGAAGGCAAGTCATGACCTCAATGCACATGTGTGCATTACGATGGGAAATAAACTCAACCTTGATGTGTGGGACACGGTAAATATTGACCCGCAGTTTCATAAAGACATCCGCATCAACTTTTGCCCGATGTGCGGCAGGAAATTGGAGGCTTTCCACTATGAATGAACTTATAACCCAAACCACACAACTGCCGGACACCATAGAAGACCTGACGCAGTTTGTTCTGGTCGGCAAGTCAAAGCTGAATGCCTACATGTTGAAACTGCGAACTGTCAACCGGCTCAGTGTGGCGCAGGAGATCAGAAACCAGACATTGGAAGAAACACAAGAACTTGCCAATGCACTGATTGCCGCAGAACAGAGAATCGGGGAATTGCTTCTTGCTATACCGAAAGCGAGCGGGCAGTACGCCAATAGTGAAAATCGACCTGTATCGAAAAACACTGTTGTAAAAGAAATGGGCTATTCCAAAGACGAAGCCGCCGATTTTCAGAAGATGGCACGAAACCCCGATATTGTCCGCAAGGTCATCGAGGACGCCACTGCCGCCGGTGAAGTTGTCACGAAGTCCGCTGTTATGAAAGAGATTCAGAGGGCAAAGGAAGAAGCCAAAGCAGAAGCACAGGCAGAAATGAAGGGCTTTGCAGAAACGATCAAACAGCAGTCAAGGCGTGAAGCAAAGCAGGAAATAGAAGCCGAACTTCAGGCCCTCCGGCAGACCAACAAGGTTCTGAAAGAACAGGCAGAAAAGACCACAACGGTTATCAAGCCGGAAGGCTATGAAGACACACTCAGGCAGCTTGAATCTGCACAGTATACCGCAAAGAGGGCAGAGGAAGATTTTCAGAATGCCAGAAAAGAAAATGCCGAACTGCGAAAGCAGAATGAACAGTTAAGAGACCAGATCGGCACGGACAGAGTATGGAAAGAGGCAGACCGTGATATTCGGCAATTCACGTCAGCAACGAACCAGTATATACGGATGTACGGCGGTCATGCATGGGTGTTTTCTGAAATAGAAAATGTTTCAGAAAGCGCAAGGCGTGAGTTTTTACAGGCAATCCGCACACTTGATGGCTTTGCACAACAGCTTTTGACAAATTTAGGAGGATTGATTGATGAATGATATTATCCCTGCCGACCTGATGAAGATGATGGAAATGACCACAATGAACATCAGCAACATGAGTAAGCAGATGGGTGTTCTTTCCGCACAGGTTACAGAAAATACAAACGAAATCGCAAACATAAAAGCATGGATGCAGATGCGTGAATCTAAAGAAACAGTTGATCGAGACGATGCAAGGCGTCTCCGCAGTGCTATCCATGCAAGAGTCTGCAAACTGTTGGAAATCAATTATCACGATGGAGTTGTCACCCCCAACAGTATCTTTGCCGATAAATATTACCGGCCCGGCTTTATCTCAAAATGCTATGCAGATGCAAGGAAGTTTTCAAGGCTCGGCACGCCATACTACTGCACACTTTCCCGTGATGTAGAAGAAACAATCTTATATATCGGCAAATGGGTTCCAGAGATCAGCTTCGACGGCTTGACCGGTGTAGAAGCGTATAAGAGATACCTGGACGCTCGAAGGGCGGCATGATGTGAACCGAAGGCAAAAGAAAAAGCAGGCAAAAAATCAACCCGTTTATGACTGTCCACGATGCAAATATTTCTCTCAGTGCATGGAACAGAGAGGAAGATGCAGAGAATTTATCGACTATGAAATGGTAAAAGCGAAAGTGAGGGATGAAATTGAAAGCCTTAACAGAAGCTGAAAAGAAAATGCTTGACGAACTTAGAGAAAAGGCACAGACCATTCTTGACTATATGCAGAGAAACGGAATGATGCATTTTAACCGTGTTGGGCTTGATATTACTCCTAATTTTAAAGGAAAACCACATATCACTGTTGACGTATCAACCGGCAAGGGGGATGAGCGCAGAGTTGCGTCAATGTATCAGTTCCAGTATTCAGACATGGAATGGACAACAAACATTACAGAATGGAAGGGTAAAGAAGAATGAGTGAGTTTTCGGTACAGATCAAACAGCCGGTTATCATTTCCGGCAATTTTGAAGAAATGCAGCAGGAACTTTCCAACATGATGCAGGCATATGCCGGTCTGGAAGTCACAGAAGAAAATCTGCCGGAGAGAAAGAAAGACATTGCCACTCTCCGCAAGATCAAGACGGCCATTGAAGACAAGCGCAAGGCCGCAAAGAAGGACTATGAAAAACCCTTCAAGGCGTTTGAAGCCGAATGCAAGAAGCTGACCGGCATCATTGATACAGAAATCAACCGTATCAATGCGGACATGGACGTTTACGAGAAGAAGCGCATTGCAGAAAAGCGTGAGATTGCAAAGAGAATCTACAACGAAAACATTGGCGAATATGCTGACTATCTCCCGTTTGAATCCATCCGGCGGCCGCAGTGGGACAACAAGACCTACACCGAGATAGCAATCCTCAATGACATTCAGGAAGCGGTTATCGGTGTGAAATCCGATCTCCAGACATTGAAAACAATCTGTGGCCCCTGGCTTGAAGAGTGCGAAGCTGTCTATCTTGTTTCCGGACTCACCGGAGCATTACAGCGGTACAAGGATTTGGAGAGCGCAAAGAAGGCCGCAGAAGCCTCTGTAAAAGCCAGTGAACAGCAGACCCATACACCTGAACCGGAAGCACGGGAAAAGCCCACAGAAAGCCTTGTGGACGGTGACAGATGGGTGTTTACAATCACTGTCACCAACGAAAATGATGCAAAGTTCATCCGAGACACCTGCGAGTTGTTCGGATATGAGTACAAGGAGGAATGATGGCAGACCAGAGAAACATTTTTCAGCGCATGAGCGCAATCACCTCCGAAATCAGCACTGTGGCAAAGAACCTCAATGTTGATGCCGGAAAGTCCAGTTACAAGGCGGTCGGCGAAGCCGATGTCCTCGCCGCAGTAAAGCCCATTGAGGCAAAGCATGGCGTCTATTCCTATCCGGTCAGTAGGACAATAACCGACTCCGGAGAAATGGTCAGTACAACAAAGTACGGAGAGCGGAAACAGCTTTTCATGAGAGTTGAGACCGTTTACCGGTTCGTGAACATCGACAAGCCGGATGAATACATCGACATTACCACCTACGGAGACGGTGTTGACACTCAGGACAAGGCCCCTGGCAAGGCTATGACCTACGGTGACAAATATGCACTGCTCAAAGCCTACAAAATCCAGACCGGTGATGATCCTGACCAGAACGCAAGCGAAGACCTTTCCGGCGTAAAGCGGGGCAAGCAGACCGCACAGCCGGACAAGGCAGGACAGCCCGCATACCCGGAAGCGGAGGCTATGGTCAAGGATATTTCAGAGTACATCAAAAAGCATAAGACCGCTAATGAGTACATCACCGGCATGATGGAAAAAGCCGGTGCGAGGGATATCACGGAGCTTGCCTTTACTAACGAAGCTCTTGTAAAGGCTTGTTGGAATAAATGGTGCAATAAGTAATGGACTACACAGGACAGATAAAGGACATGTTCAGGGGCATGGATGGTAAATTTTCCATGCTCCTGACAATAGAGGAAGAGCCGGGCGACATAGAAGCCCTGACAGACAAGCGGTTGAAAATCAGAATCACGGAATACAAGCTGAAAAGAAGCCTGTCGGCCAATGCCTACTTTCACGCTCTTGCCGATAAACTTCGCATGAGGATGCATCCACCAATGAGCATGGCGCAGATGAAAAATCACCTCATAGCAGATTATGGTCAGGTGATGTATCTGGAAGACGGCGTGCCGCTGATATACAAGACAAATGCTCCACCGGAATATGTGTACAACCTTGAAGAACCGCACCTGCTTCTGGTCAAGACAACCGAAGAAAACGGCAAAGAAGTTTACTTCTACCGGATGTATCGTGGCTCTCACACATATACAACGCTCGAAATGTCGAAGCTGATCTCCGGCACCGTTGAGGAATGTAAGCAACAGGGTATTGAAACTATGACTTCTGCCGAATTGGAAAGGATGTTATCTGCATGGCAGCCGAAAAGCGAGATATGAAAAAGGCCGGAAAGGCCGCAAGGGAGAAGGGAGCCAGATTCGAGCGTGAACTCTCCAAACTTTTCAACGAGCATGGTTTCCACACTCACAGGGGATATGTCTTCCATAAGCAATCCGATGTTGTTGATCTTCTTGGTATCCATGTAGAAGCAAAAGCACAGGAAAGAATGAACGTGTGGGATGCAATGAAACAGGCAGTTGAAGAATCCGACAAGCGCAAGGACGGAATGCCCACTGTATTCTGGAAAAGAAGCCGCAAGGGAATCATGGTCTGCATGAGGTTCGAGGACTGGATGAAACTGTACACAATAGCAAGAGGAAAGGTGAAGGATGGCAAGAATACAAATTCGCAAGAAGACACGGTTTGAGGTCTTCAAACGTGACAAATTCACGTGCCAGTATTGCGGCAGGATGGCACCTGATGTGATTTTGGAAATAGATCATATAAATCCTGTTGCGAATGGCGGCGATAACGACATTATGAACCTTGTTACATCTTGTCGTGACTGTAACAGGGGCAAGGGAAAGACAGAACTCAGTGACGATTCAATAGTGCGGAAGCAGAAAAAGCAGATTCAGGAACTTGCCGAAAAGAACGAGCAACTTGAAATGATGCTTGAATGGAGAAACGGCCTTTTGCAGATTGAAGACAAAAGCGTTCAGATAGTCGAGAAGGAATTTTGCAACGCTTATAATGTAACGATCACTGAGCACGGCAAAAACAACATTCGGAAATGGCTCAAAACATTTTCTGTTGGTGAACTCCTGTCTGCGATAGATATTTGCAAGTCCAGATATGATAATCCGGATGTTGCATTCGGGAAAATCACCGGTATATGTTGCAATGAACGCAACTATGATGTTAGGAAACATTGCTTTAATTACATCAAAAAAGCAATGACAAATAAAGGGTTCTGCTTCGGGGAATCTGCACTCCGTAAACTCATTTATGAAAATGTGAAAACTGATGATGATTTTGATGCCGCAAAGGAATACATGATAGTCGCCAGGAACTACAGTGAATTTCGTGAAATGCTCACGGGAGAATAAGTATGGCATTCTACAGAACAATATCTATCAGTTTTTGGACTGATAGCAAGGTTGTGGACACGTTCACACCGGAAGACAAATACTTTTATTTGTACCTGTTTACGAATCCACACACAAATCTGTCCGGTTGCTATGAAATCAGCATGAAACAGGTTGTCAACGAAACCGGATACAGCATGGACACAATAGAAAACCTAATACACCGGTTTGAAGATTTCCACAAGGTGATTAGCTACTCAAGGCAGACGAAAGAAATCCTGCTTTTGAACTGGCATAAGTACAACTGGACTAAATCAGATAAGTTTCTCAAATCTCTTGAAAAAGAGATACAGAAGGTTAAAAACCCTGAGTTTAGATCATATTTGTGGTCTGTGTTAAGAGGAGACGATACGGTATCTATACCGTATGGATACCGTATGGATACATCTAATACTGTTACTAATACTAATACTGTTACTAATTCTGATAATAAGAGGGGGGTACAGGGGGGAGAGATTATCAATGCATCAAACCTTTCTGAACCTGTAAAGGAGAAGGTTCTGGACTTCCTTGCCTACCGGCAAGAGATCAAAAAGCCCTACAAATCAGAACGCAGCATCAAGTCCCTGATAACTCAGATTGAGAAGCAGGAACAGGCTATCGGCTCTATAGCAGTTATTTCTGTTATCGACAAATCAATACAGAACGGATGGCAGGGACTATTTTGGGATAAGACAACACAGCAACAGAATCATTCAGCCGCTGATATGGCAGAGATAGCAAGAATGATGGATGAAGGAGTTATATGAACAACGCAGAAACACAGAAAATCCTTGAACACATCAAAACGATGTACGGCAAGGATTACACACCTGACACAATAAAGCTGTGGGCAGGAACATTGCAGGATATTTCATTCACAGAAGCATCCTATGCACTTGTGTCGTGGTTTAAACACGAACACTGGCCGCCGTTACCGGCTGACATTCGGGAAAAGGTATATAACCTTAAATCGGAGCCGGATGTGCTTGCGTCTCAGGCGTGGGATCAGTTATTGAGGGCATTGCGTAACGCATACGCACCGGAGTCTGAAAGAATCTGGAATGAACTGCCTGAAATCACAAAACAGATTGTTGGTGGTTATGCCACATTCAGGGCATGGGGAAACACGGAGACAGCATCCCTGGAAACGGTTCAGCGCCCCATGTTTATGAAACGGTTTGAAGAATTGCAGAGACGCATCCGCAAGGAAGCTGCCGTTGATGAAAAATTCAGAGAACCTTTACCGGCGCTTTCGGGTAGTGAACACAAAGCCATTGAAGCAAAGCCGGTAGAACAGCCGAAACCGACAAGACAGCCGTCCGGTAAATCAAGGGCTGATGATCTGGCAGAACTGAGAAGACGGTTGATGAAATGGAAAGATGAGAGTCGGACTAATTGATGTGGATGGTCACAACTTTCCAAATTTACCGTTGATGAAAATATCTGCATACCACAAAGCGCAGGGAGATAGCGTCGAGTGGTATCAGCCAATGTTTTCTGGCCACATGGACAAGGTTTATATGTCAAAGGTGTTCAGTTTCACACCGGATTATGAATATTTTGTCGATGCTGACGAAGTTGTGAGGGGGGGTCAGGATATTGCATAAAACTTGACGGTAAAAAGGAAATATATGACAAGTCAAAAGACAATCCTTTACCACCAGAGATTGAGCACATATATCCTGACTACTCCCTGTATCCAGAATTGACAAAGGATACTGCATATGGATTTTTGACAAGAGGTTGTCCGAGAGGATGCGGATTCTGTCATGTAGCCGCCAAAGAGGGCAGATGTAGTTATAAGGTTGCAGACCTGTCAGAGTTTTGGAGAGGGCAGAAAAAGATAGTCCTTTGTGATCCAAATATTCTTGCTTGTAAAGACCACATGGAACTGCTTAAACAACTTGCGGACAGCAAAGCAAAAGTCAATTTCAATCAAGGCTTAGACATACGACTGGTAACAGAAAATAACATGGAACTGCTGAAAAAGATACGGCTTGAAAGCATACATTTTGCATTTGACCGTTGGCAGGATAAAGACATCATAGAGCCGAGATTGAGAGCGTTTGCAGAAAAGACCGGATACAACAGAAGCAAAGGAAGAGTGATGGTATATATCCTAACAAACTTTGATACCACGTTGGAGCAGGACATATACCG